GTATAAGCTTTATATCACAGAGGGGTAAATTACCCCTCGATGGTGTAAAAAACCAAAAAAAATAACAATGTTAATATCGCAGAATTAAATGCGATAATTTTTGAAGGAGTTACAGATGAGCATACTAAGTACCATTGGCAAGCCCGAAAATAGGGCAGTTATAGTAACAATCACGGGAGAGGCTGGACTTGGTAAAACGAGTTTTGCCGCTACATTCCCCAACCCTATTTTTATCCGTGCAGAGGACGGGATGCAATCCATTCCAGTTGAAACACGCCCCGATGCGTTCCCAGTGATTAAAGAAGTGAAAGACTTATGGGAACAACTAGGTGCATTGATCAATGAAAAACATGACTATAAAACAGTTGTAATCGATAGCGTTACGGTGTTAGAACGTTTATTTATCCAAAACGTAGTAGACAATGACCCTAAAGCTCCAAAGACGATTAATACAGCTTTAGGCGGTTATGGAGCAGGAATGCAAGCGGTCGGTGCAATGCATCAAAGGGTGCGTAAAGCAGCGGGTATACTGGTAGATAAAGGGCTTAATGTTGTTTTTATCGCTCACAGTGACACAGAGACAATAGAACTACCCGATAGCGATGCTTATACAAAATATTCGCTACGCCTCGGTAAAAAATCGGTCGCCCCATATGTGGATGATGTCGATTTGGTTGGACATATTAAATTGGAAACATTTACCACGGGTGATGGTGAACGTAAAAAAGCGATTAGCGATGGTACACGGGTATTAGTGACATATGCCACTGCGGCGAATGTATCAAAAAACCGTTTCGGAATTGAGGAGGATTTAGTGCTTGAAAAAGGCAAAAATCCATTATTAAAATTTATTACAACAAATAAGGGGACAAAATGAGTTTTTGGGCTGTAGAGAGTAACACACAAGAGGAAAATTTAGGAACGTTTGAAATGGGCGGAGGCTCTATTGAACCAATCCCAGCTAAAACACAGGTGCTCGCATATATTGATGAAGCTAAATGGGATACGTATAATAATGATACATATATCTCTTTGAGATGGAATATTGTTAAACCAGTCGAATATAAAAATAGAAAAATATTCCAAAAACTAAAAGTTAATGAGACTGATTCTAAAAAAAGAGATAAAGCCAAAAAAATGTTGATGGCTATCGACCATAATGCTAAAGGCGGCTTAATGGCAAGCGGTAAAGAACCCGATAATTTAATGCTTACATCCAAATTATGCAATAAAATGATGGTTATTATGCTCCAAATTTGGGAGATTGAAGATTCCAAAACGGGTGATATGAAGCGGGGTAACTGGGTATCCGCTGTCTCTCCAAAAAATGCGGCTGATGCAGATAGAGCCGTTGAAGTTGTAAGAGAAACTAAATCACGGACTATACAAGAAGAAGCCGATGATGCGTTCGGTGCTGATGATAGCTTAGGATTTTGAAATGATTGAGCAAAGAACACCTGCGTGGTTTGAACAGCGTAAAGGACGTATAACCGCTTCGGCGGTCGGTGCAATTATGGGATTAGCTCCATACCAAACGCGTAACGACGTTATGCGTAGAATGGTACGGGAGTATTTTAATTATCCAAGTGAATTTAATGGTAATGCAGCTACTGAATGGGGAACGTTTAACGAAGCGGGCGCAATTTCAGAATTTGAGATGACAACGGGGTTAAAAGTTACCCCCGCGCCTTTTGTATCTTACGGGAATTATTTAGGCGCATCCCCCGATGGATATATAAACAACGGTAGAATTATTGAAATTAAATGTCCGTATGGTTTAAGAAATGGTGGAGATTTTAAGTTTATTGACGCACAAAAACACTACTATGCACAAATCCAAATGCAATTACTTTGTACCAACAAAACCGAGTGCGTTTTTTACCAGTGGTCTCCTTTTGATACTAGAATGGAGATAGTAGATTTTGATTCAGAATTTTGCGATGAAATGTTGAAAGAGTGTGAACGTTTTTATTCTGAATATTTAGAAAATATTGCAAAAAACGAAGTTGAGTTAGCACATTTTTTAAATGATAAAACTAAGAAAGTTTTTGAAGATGAAGCACTCGCTGGAACAATGAAAGACTATCAATATTTGAAGATTGAAAAAGAAAAAATTGACGAAAAAATGAAAGAACTTTTGGCTGAAATGGTCGCATTAACCGATAACGAAGGCGGGAAAATATACGGTTACACACTATTTAAAACGGAAAAGCAAGGGGCAATTAGTTACGCTAAAGCGATCAAAGAATTGCTACCAAACGCAGATTTGGAAGCTTATCGGGGTAAACCATCAATATCTTGGGGGATTAGATGATCCTTCGCCCATACCAAAAAGATGCACACGATGCCATTATCGCGCACATCAAAAAAACAGCCTCTCCGTGCTTAATTGAAGCAGCCACTGGGGCGGGAAAAAGTTTAATTGTTGCAGCCGTAGCGGATACAATACACAAAATAAGCGGGGGCAAGCACGTTCTATGCCTTGCTCCATCCGCTGAATTAGTAGAACAAAACAGAGCTAAATTTCTAGCAACGGGAAACCCTGCATCATTATTTTCTGCAAGCGCTGGGAGTAAGTGCTTAAAGCATCCCGTAGTTTTTGGAACTCCAGGCACTGTAAAAAATTCGATTGATAAATTCGGAAGTAGATTTGCAGCGGTGATTATAGATGAATGCCATGGGATAACGCCATCCGTTAAATCTATTATCGAGAGTATAAGAGAAAAAAATGCAAACCTACGCGTAATCGGGATGACCGCTACACCGTACCGCCTTGGAAGTGGCTACATCTATAAAATCGATGATCAAAATAGAGCATTACCGGCTGATAAAACTACAAACCCATATTTTGATAGATTACTGTATAGAATTACTGCTCCATATTTAATAGAGCAGGGATATTTAACACCGCCTAAAATTGGAGAAATCGGAGCAGGACGATATAACACCAGTGGATTAATATTAAATAATAGAGGACAATTTAATGCGGATGATATAGACAAAGCCTTTGTAGGGCACGGTCGTTTAACCGCTGAAATTGTTGCCGATATTGTAGCGCATTCGCATAATAGAAATGGCGTGATGATTTTCGCCGCTACTATTCAACACGCTTTAGAGATATTGTCCTCTCTCCCCCCTGAAATTAGTAATATAGTCACGGGAACTACTCCAAAAAATGAGCGGAAAGATATTATCAATAAATTTAAACAAAAAAAGATTAAATATTTAGTTAATGTTTCCGTACTAACGACGGGGTTCGATGCGGCTCACGTTGACGTTATAGCCTTAATGCGAGCGACTGAATCAATCGGGTTACTTCAACAAATAATCGGGCGAGGTTTGCGATTGTGCGATGGTAAAACAGATTGTTTGGTACTTGATTACACGGATAATATAGAGCGACACTGTCCTGATGGAGATTTATTCGCCCCACGTGTGATAGCAAAGTCGAGTAAAAAAAGCGATGAAATTATTGAAATACAATGTCCAGAGTGTGGAATTATTAACCAATTTACAGCGCGTAAAAATGATGATAATTTCGGGATTGATGAAGACGGATATTTTGTTGATCTAGCAGGACAACGAATTGCTACTGAAAAAGGATTTATGCCAGCGCATTATGGGCGACGATGCCAAGGGGTAATTTATTCCCCATTGGAGCCGATGGGAATACAATGTTCAAAACGGTGGGAATCTAAAGAATGCCCACATTGCAAAGCTGATAATGATATAGCAGCACGATATTGTAAAACGTGTAAGGGTGAAATTATCGACCCTAACGAAAAATTACGAATTGAGTTTAAAGCATTAAAAAAAGATCCGTATCAAAAACAAATCGATGAGATTTTAGATATAAATGAAACTTCGAGCGTGTCTCAAGCGGGAAACCCTTGTTTGCGCGTTACCTTTACCACACCGTATCGAAATTTTACAATTTGGCTCCAAACGGAAGCTAAAAATGAAAGAGCTTGGAGGGATTATAATATGTACAGAATGGCGAGAGAGAAAAACACGGTAACGTATAAAAAAGAGACAAACGGATTTTACAAAGTCTTAGCATATAATGAGGAAGTACAAAATGATACCAAGTGAGCATGCTGAACAAGTTACATTTTTAAACTGGTTTAAATTACAATATCCAAAAGTACTAATTTTCGCTATTCCAAACGGTGGTTACCGCGACCCAAGGACAGTGCAAAAATTAAAAGCTGAGGGGGTTGTTAGTGGTATTCCGGATACATTTATCCCCGAGTGGGGTATATGGGTTGAGATGAAGAGGATCAAGGGGGGAACTATATCAAAAGAACAAAAAGCTATACACGCATATTTAGAAAAAATAGGGCAAATAGTAATTGTGGGGTATGGTTGGCAAGATGCAAAAGAAAAATTACTAAAATCCTTGACATTATAAAAAAATAATACTATAATTACAACATAACAAAAAAAGATATTTGAATTTGAATTGTTAAATAAGTCC